AGCATTAAAGACAGCAACAAACCCGCATTTTAGATCTAAATATGTATCTTTAGATGGTTGTATCGAGGCGGTTATTGATGCATTAAATAACAATGGCATAGCATTGATTCAACAAACTCACGACTGTGAAAGTGGCATTAGAATTGAAACAGTTTTGTTGCATGAATCTGGTGAGCAGTTAAGTGGTGGTATCTTACACGTGCCAGCACCTAAGCAAGATCCTCAAGGGTATGGTAGTGCATTGACATATGCGCGTAGATATAGCCTTATGGCTACTTGTGGCATAGCCCCAGAGGATGATGATGGTAATTTAGCTACAGAAAGAGCTGGCAGTGTAGCAAAAAAGCCACAAACTAACGCTTTATCCTTCTTTATTCCGGGTAAAGATGCAATTAGTTGCCCAGATCTATTGACATGGGAGCAGAATTTTGATGCAATGTCAGAACAGCTAGTTAATTCTAGCCTTCCAACAGAGGATAAAGTAGCAAAACTCAAGGCACTAGTCGAAGTAAACTTACCGACACTAGACCGCTTACCCGTAGATAAGAAGGTTCTATACATAGGCAGACAAGCCACTAGGATCAACAGAACGAAAGGATAATAATGAAACCAGTTAAAACAGACTTCAATGCTTTTGAATGGCGTTTTCCACGATCATTTAAAGAAATTAATGGTTATGAATACGAAGTTAATTTAGAGTCGCCAAAAGATAAAAGGCAACGCGTATGGAGAGCAACAAAGATCTCTGTAGGCATTGCCCTATCTGTATACGTTTGGCTTATTTATTCATTACATACATTGTAACTTCAAAGCCGAAACGCATTTCAGTTGCTGATGGTGTTGTCCACATAATTTGTCCTTAATAAAATGCAAGCAACATAGCTTGTATATATTATTATCGATAATTATATATACAAAGTATATACGTAAAAACATTAAACATACCTAATGAAAGGAAATTTATGTTAGATGCAGATGACCAAGCAGTATTAGACGCAACAGACTTATATAGATTCACTCCAGAAGGCAAGTTATTCATAGCACTATTTTCAAGTGCTATGCATGATGCACTAAGTATTAAATGCACGTCGTTAGAAAGATACAATGCAGTTAGTTTTTTAACTAGAGAGCCACAAGATTTGCGTGATATATGTTTATCTATTGCTGGCTATCATAAAGACTATGTTAAAAGGAAGTTAATGCAGAGTCTTGGTGTTAAAGAGTTTTTTACTTTACAAGGCAAAATAAAATGATAGATGCTGCGCTTATGTGTATGGCTTTAACGATAGCACATGAAGCTGGTGGTGAGCCAGTTAATGGACAAGTGGCTGTAGGTTATGTGCTTTATCGTAGGGCAGAGTTTGATCCAAAAAATATATGCCATGAAACTTATAGGCCATATCAATTTGAATGGACATTGAAGCCAAAGAAATATGACATGCAACACTTGCGTCCGTATTTAGATTTAGCTCAAAAAATTCTTAGCAGAGAAATAAAAGATACAAGTAAAGGTAGCACACATTTTCATAGTGTAACTTTACCTAATCAGTGGGGCAAAACTACAAAAGTAGTAATTAACAATCATATATTTTATTAAGGAGCAAAGTATGGAAAATACAGAAGTTCAAGATAGTTTTAACACGTGGATAGATATCATTAAACATCATCATCCAGATGTAGAGATCACAAAAGAACTGATGGATATCTTATTTGATACATTTTCAGCTGGTATGGTAACTAAGTCATTAAACTTCGATATAGAAACTATTAGCGACGCCGTAGCGCGATCAATGCATTAAGTTGATATGATGATATAGGTGGCTCATAGATCGTTCGTTATAGAGCGATTCTGTGGGTCATTTTTAGTGTAATTGCGTTGGTTTTGGTGTGACTATGGACATTTCCATGTATTGAGCATAAATAAGTATAAAGTCGTCCTCATTTTCACTGAAAAAAATTCTAACGATAGTTTCGTCATTTTCTTCAATGATTTCGATATCCCATATTTTACGTCCTATGAGTTTATCTAAAGCATGTAGCTGTTCTGATGTAGGGTTTTCCACTACACAATTTTACCATTCCATTTCCCATTTGTGTTAAGAACCATTGGCATTAATTTAGGTTGCCCATCAAGGATCATTCCACAGCCTACAATAAATCTTGTCTTAAAGTTTTTAGCATAGTTAAATGCCATTGACTTCTGATTGATTAAAGATCCTACTTGCATACCCCAAACTAATGCATCTGGGTTAGAGTAGTAGCCAATACTAAACTTAGTATGATAGTGACCTTGAACTGAGTTCATACCATACTGCATGGCTACCTTTAATACATCAGCAGATAGCCCATGAGTAAAGAAACATCTTGATCCATCGGATAGTGTGATCGTAATATCTTCTTCCCATTGCCATCCTGTGCCAACGCCTAAGAAATCATTGTAATGTTTAAGGTAGCCTTTAGGAACACCATGCTTTAATGCACGTCTGTATAACATAGATGAGTGATTGCTATGCACAATCTGCATCTTAGGGAATATCTTTTCTAGTGTTTGAATGTATGCAATAGACGCTGCCAACTCATGGCCAGCAGAGAATAGATCTGGATCACTATCATGCATAGACATCGCATGCATATCCAATTCGTCTCCTATATTTATAACTAAGTCTGGCTTATACTTAGCCTTCAATGCTTTAAGGAAATTAAAAGCGTCAGGGTGATGATATGGTATATGCAAGTCTGAAATAACAAGGACTGATTTATATTTCTTGTTCAAGATTATTCCTTTTTTGTAAGTTAAGTTTTGCTGGTATGATTTGTAAGTTATTAGCTACATGTAATCCAATAACTAACTTACTATTGAGTGGAACGATATGATCTACATGGTATTGAATACCCTCTATTGCAGATCTTCTTCTTGCTTGTTTATATATGATACTGATAGACTTCATATCAGCCCATGATGGCGTATGAAATTCTTTTATGCGTTGGTTTCTTTTGTGGCCTTTAAGAATGTAATAGGCTGGATTATCTGCATAACTTTTCTTGTTTCTTGTTATGAATTTATCGCGATTATCTTGATACTGTTGCGCTTTAGTAGCTTGACGTTTTGCTTTGTTATCTAACTCCCATTGTTTAATATAAGCATTGTATTTATCTGGGTTAGACTCTCTCCATGCTTTATTCTTTGCTAAGACCTTTTCTTTATTAGCTAGATAATATTGCTTTGCATATTCTTTACGAGTCATCATAACGATCCCGTGTAGTTAGGTATCGTCAAGATATCATAGATTACTTGAACTGTCTAGTTCCTGTCTTATCTATGATAAGAGTTTGTTTACGAGTAATGTAACCTTCCTCACTAAACGCAATGTGAACCCAGTGATCGAACTCCAATATAAGTTGATCGTAAGCCACATTGCTAGACGATAACCTCTTAACAATTTCTTTAGGTGTTCCGAATCCTGGGCAGACGAAATCTGCCGCCAGTCCTTTGACGTGAGCGCTTGTCGGCTTGCTTCCAAGTAGAGCATTAACCATAAGGCAGCGATAAGCACTGTTAATATGAATAGGGCTTCCCAAGCACTCACGGACATCCTCCAAATTCTTGGCTAAAATTTTTAGATGATTCATTACCTTAACATCTTTGGGTTGATTATCTAACCCTTGTCTATGAGCTAACTCAGATGCTGTTAATTCTTCGAGTGTAAAGTGTGGTGATAGATTCATTTCTTTTTAACATAAAACAGTGAGCGTTCACCAAACAAATAGAAGCCAACTGCTGATGCAAAGTTATTTACTTCTTCTGACATGTGTCCAGATACTACAGTGTAAGTCCATGTAGTTAAGACAAGCACCCCAATGATAGGCCTCATTAATCTTACAGTAGCTTCTACCCATGGATAACTTTCATTACCACTGCCTACCTCATTCATAGTCTTAAAGAATTCTAAGTCTAGTTGTTTCATTTGAGTGTATTGTTCTATAGTCGCTGGTTTAAATACATCTGGCGCTATAAACTTATTGATTAACGACTTGCCTAGATCAACAGCAAGTGGGCCTAGTGTTGCAAGTAAAGTAATTGGATCCATGTTTAAATCTCCACTGGGTAAAATCTATTGACATCAAACTCACTAAAGTCCCCACCTTCCCATTGTATATGGATCAGTTTTCCTTTAGGAGTCCAACACGCTAACATCACTTCTTGATCTATGCGTTGAGCTACTGCTTTAAAGCCTTCACCTTTGTCGCACTTCTCTTTAGATAATACGATACGCACTTGTTCATTGTATTGCATCACCATAACTTCTACTGCTTCTGCATGATGAATAGAATAAAGTAATGTTCCTACTATTATAAGCCAAAAAATATTCTTCATTAAAAATCCTTTAGGTTAAACCCATGGATATTACATACCATCTTTGCATACTTATGAAACTTTTTATCGTGCTGATCAAAGTCATTGTGGTTATGATAATACAATAGACAGTGGATCATCTCATGCATCAGTGTTTCACTTACCTTTAGATAGGTGTCATTAGATACATCTACTTCAATGCGTGTAGGATCTGTATGAAAGTATCCAAGCACATCACCATTGGTATTGATGATTCCGAATTGAACCTTGTGTGGTGCTGGCATTTTATAGCCATTGAATGGTGGCAACTTAACAAAGCATGCGTATAGTTTGCGCAAGTTTTGTCTAGTAAGTAACATGGCTACTTGCTAAATAACTGTGTCAGCAAGAATATAATAATAAAACCAGCAGTGCCTAATAGGATCTGCTCTAGTCGCTT